CAACATTTGGTATGATTGCGTCAGGAATTGGTTCACTCTCTCTTGCATTAGCATCAGTTGGTGGGATTGCTGGAGTTGCAGCAGGAGCGGTTGGATTCTTAGGAAGTGCAATAGGGTTATTACTTGGTCCAGTTGGATTGGTAGCGGCCGCTCTTATTGGAACTGGCGTTGTCGCATATAAAGCATATCAAAAAGCGACTGAGGACAGTATTGCTTCTGTAAATCGCTTTGCTACGAATACAGAGGGGAAAGTAAGTTCTTCCACACAGAAAGTGCTAGGTGAGTATTTCAAGTTATCTGATGGTATTAGACAAAAGTTGACTGAAATGAGATTGAACCATGAAGTAATAACAGAAGAACAGTCACAGAAGTTAATTGGACAATATGACAAGTTAGGTAACACGATTATAGAAAAAACAAATGCAAGACAACAAAAAGAAGTGGAGGGACTGAAAAAGTTCTTTGCGGATTCGTATGTGTTAACCGCGGAAGAAGAGAATAAGCGGATGGAACAAATGAATCAACATTACGAACAAGAAAAGTTAAAAACACAAGAAAAAGAAAATAAAATCAAAGAAATCATTCAAACGGCAGCAAATGAAAAGCGTGACTTTACTACATCTGAAAGAATTTCTTTACAGGCTTTACAAGATGAAATGGATCGGACAGCTATCCAACATATGTCTAAAAATCAAATGGAACAAAAAGTTATTTATGAGAATATGCGTGTACAAGCGAGTGAAATTACAGCTAGACAGGCAGCAGAAGTTGTTGAAAATAGTGCCAAAGCAAGAGATAAAGTGATTGAAGATGCGAAAAAGACTCGTGATGATAAAATTGCCTATGCGATACGTCTACGGGATGAGTCAGGAACACTTAATAAAGAAGAAGCGGATGCAGCCATTGCAGAAGCGAATCGTCAATATGAAAGCACCGTTTCTACAGCGCGGGATAGGCACAGAGAAATTGTAAGTGAGGCAAAATCCCAAGCAGGAGAACATGCAAATCAAGTGGATTGGGAAACGGGTCAGATAAAATCCAAATACCAAGTTATGAAAGATGATGTGGTTCGAAACATGCAAGAAACCTGGTCAGGTATAACAAAATGGTGGGAAGAAACCAAAACTTCAGCAAGTAATACAGTGGATGATATAAAAAATACAGTTTCAAGGAAATTTGAGGAACAGAAAAAAGCAGTCGTCGATAAAATGAAGGAAATAAAGAACGACATTGAAGAGAAATGGAACACAGTTGAAAAATTTTTTAGCACGATAAATCTACGTTCCATTGGTAAATTCATTATAGAAGGGCTTGGAAGAGGAATAGATGATGCTTCAGGAGGTCTGTTTAGTAAGGCTGCTGGAATTGCAAATGACATTAAAAAGACTATTTCTGGAGCATTAGAAATTAACAGTCCATCTAAGGTGATGATTCCAGTCGGTAGTGCCGTACCAGAAGGTGTTGGGGTTGGTATGGATAAAGGGAAACGTTTTGTTGTGGATGCAGCAAAAAATGTAGTTGGAACGGTTAAGAAACAGATGGGGAATATGCCATCTGTTTTTGATTTTGGATTCCAAACTTCGCATTATAGTATCCCACATCATACACTTGGTGATTTCAATGGTTATACGCAACCACAATCACCTTATAACAACGCACCTACAGCAAAAACTATGTTTTCGGATAGATCAGGTAGAGAACAAGAATTGAATGTAACAGTAAATATGACAAACGTTTTAGATGGAAAAGAATTAGCGAACGGAAGTTACGCATATACGACAATGCTTCAAGATCGTGACCAAAAAAGAAGAGCGGAATTTTAAGGGCGGTGAGCACGTTGGGGAAACTCGGTTTTACTTTTAATAAAATCAGAAAAGATTATATTCAAATGCTAGTTGGAAGAAAGCGCCCTTCATGGGCTCCGATAAAAAGAAGATTGGTAAGGGTCCCTCATCGTGCAGGGGCTCTATTTCTTCATACAGAAACGGAGGAACGTCGTATTGATGTTCCTCTTGTAATTAAGGCAGCAAAAGATATGGCTGATTTACAAAAGATAAAAGAAGATTTAGCAGATTGGCTATATACAGAGCAACCAGCTGAACTGGTTTTTGATGATGAATTAGATAGGACGTATCTAGCATTCATTGATGGTTCTGTAGACCTGGATGAAATAGTGAATAGAGGTAAAGGGGTTATTACGTTTGTTTGTCCAATGCCATATAAATTAGGAAAACAAAATACTCATTCGTTCTCTCAAAATAGTTCTACTGAAGTCACTGCTTCTTTTGTCAATCAAGGGAATATAGAAGCACCTGCAATTATTGAAATCGAAGCACAGAAACCAAGCACATTTTTAGATGTGTGGTTTGGTGAGTATCCATATAATCGAGATTACTTCAGAATTGGTTATCCTTTAAAAACAGAGCAATTACCCGTAGAAAGAAATCAAAGACTTATATGGGACGAAATGGCTACCACTGTAGGGTGGAGTAAAGTTAGTTCAATGGAAGATGGCAATCCAGTCGGTGAAATGAAATCAGACGGTTATCAATTCTATTGTTCTAATTATGGTACAGGTACAGGGAAAGGCTGGAATGGTGCGGCTGTTAAAAAAAATATACCTAATGGGCCAGTACAAGACTTTATTATGCAGGCTTATGTTACATGTAAAAGTAAACGAATCAATGAGATGGGTCGAGTGGAAATAGCGATATTAGATGAAAACAGTAAAGTGCTTTCGAAAATAGCTATGTCTGATGTGTTTTGGCAAGCTGAACAAAACTACGGAACAATGGTAATCGGTTATGATAATAAACCAGGAAGAAGAAGTTTAATTTATGAGAGTGGAGATTACCCAAACACTTGGAATCAATATAAAGGGCGGTTGTGGATAGCTAGAACAGGAAATGTATGGGAAGCGTATATTTCGAAATTCCTTCCGGGGACGGAAAAAGATGATTCAGAACGATTTGTACGGTGGACGGATGAAAATAACTATCATATGGAAAAAGCAGCACAAATCCAGATTAGCATGATGCAATGGCAAGATGTACCGCCAGTAGAAGCGATGACCGTTTCAGATTTAAAATTCTGGAAAGTGAACTTAAATACTCAAAATAATCCGCCTTACATTTTTGACACGGGAGACAAGATTATAATTGATACAGAAAAAAGTCTTGTAACCATTAATGGTAAAAATGCAATTCATGTAAAAGACATTTTTAGTAATTTCCCCACTGTAATACGTGGTGAGAATCGTATCGATATCATGCCACCAGATGTGAAAGCGACCGTTCGTTATAGGGAGAGATATAGATGAGAACACCAAGCGGCATTTTGCATGTTGTGGATTTCAAAACAAATCAAATCGTTGCAGCTATTCAGCCACAGGACTATTGGGATGATAAAAGGCAGTGGGAAATCAAAAACAATGTTGATATGTTGGATTTTACTGTTTTTGATGGAACAACTCATTCGGCTATGTTACAACAACAAAATCTTGTTCTAAAAGAAGTTCGCGACGGAAGAATTGTACCTTATGTTATTAGAGAGACAGAAAAAAATTCCGACAAACGATCCATTACCACATATGCTTCAGGGGCTTGGGTTCAAATTGCTAAGTCAGGAATTATAAAACCGCAACGAATAGAAGGGAAAACGGTAAACGAATATATTGATATGGCCCTAGTAGGCATGAAATGGAAACGTGGGAAAACGGATTATGCAGGATTCCATACGATGACCATTGATGAATTTATGGATCCCCTAACATTTTTAAAGAAAATAGCTTCTTTATTTAAATTAGAAATCCAGTACCGCGTTGAGATTCAAGGTTCACAAATAATTGGATGGTATGTTGATATGGTTCAAAGGCGTGGTCGAGACACGGGGAAAGAAATAGAACTGGGGAAAGATTTAATAGGTGTTACACGTATTGAACATTCAAGGGACATTTGTACAGCACTAGTCGGCTTTGTGAAAGGTGAAGGCGATAGTGTAATCACTATTGAAAGTATGAACAGGGGACTTCCGTATATTGTCGATAATGATGCATTTCAACGATGGAACGAACGTGGTAAGCATAAGTTTGGTTTTTATACGCCAGAAACAGAAGAGTTACATATGACGCCACAACGTTTAATGACGTTAATGGAAATAGAACTGAAAAAACGTATTAATTCTTCCGTTTCGTATGAAGTAGAGGCGCAATCAATCGGTCGCATTTTCGGACTAGCACATGAACTCATTAACGAGGGCGATACGATCCGAATTAAAGATACGGGCTTCACACCTAAGTTATATCTGGAAGCACGTGTAATTGCCGGTGATGAATCTTTTACGGATCCTACACAAGATAAATATGTGTTTGGTGATTATCGTGAAATTACTGATCCAAATGAAGAACTACGAAAAATATACAATCGTATTCTTAGTTCACTAGGAAGTAAGCAAGAACTGATAGATCAGTTAGATAAATTAGTGAAAGATGCAAATGAAACAGCTAGTAATGCTAAGAAAGAATCCGAAGCAGCGAAAACATTGGCTGAAAAAGTGCAAG